CTTTTCGTCCTCTTTTTCCCCAAAAGTGGTTGAAACGGTTCACACAGGCCCTATGACCCGCGGTTTACAGCAGGGCTAGACGATTGCTAACCGAAGTTAAACAGCCCTTACGAGGGGCAACTCATCCACGGCTTAACACGCCCTGGCTTGATACAAAATCACGCATAGATGAGATAGTTGCGCTAGCTGAATCTATCGGCCAGCCTCTGCTCGATTGGCAGAGACTAATCCTTACCGATATGTGCGCCGTTGACGATGAAAATATGTTTATAAAAAAGTCTGCGTTATTTGTGTGTGCAAGGCAGTCTGGAAAATCTCATATGATGCGGATGCGCGTACTGGCAGGCCTATTCTGTTTTGGTGAGCGTAACATCCTAATAATGTCCTCTCAGCGGCAGATGGCCTCTAAGTCCTTAGAGATAATGGCAGGCATCATCGAGCGCACTCCACACCTCTTAGCTCAGGTCAAAGGTGGCAATATAGACAAGGCATATAAGCGCACTAATGGTAATGAGCGCATAATTCTAGAAAATGGAGCCGAGGTTAAAGTAGTTGCAGCTACTACTGACTCAGCGCGTGGACTTAGTGCCGATTGTGTTTGGGTAGATGAGTTACGCGAGTGCGGAGTAGAGGCCCTAGATGCCGTAAAGTCAACTACGCTCACACGTCCTAATAGCCAGCGCTTTTACACTAGCAACGCCGGCCATAAAGAGAGCCACGTGCTAAATGAGATGCGCGAGCGCTCGCTGAGCAAGCCGCCTAAGTCAGTTGGTTATTACGAGTACAGCGCCCCGGATAATTGTGATATTTGGAATAGAGAAAACTGGGCTATGGCAAACCCGTCTTTAGGAACGCTAATTTCTGAGGAGGCGATTGAGGAAATAATCGCAACGAGTACACACGCAGCTGTAATGACCGAGACATTGTGCAAATGGATAGGAACAGACACTAGCCCCTGGACACCTGGAAGCTGGGAGGAGTGCGCCGATACGTCTCTTATTATGGCGCCAGGTATGTACACAATGTTTGCCTTTGATATTGAGCCACACGCAGGCCGCCACGCATCTTTAGTAGCTGGGGCAGTTATGCCGGATGGGCGTATTGGCCTTAGCCTTGTTAAAACGTGGGAATCTGACCGAGCGATTGACCAACTAAAAATAGCAGCTGACATAAAGACCTATTGCGATGAGTGGCTACCTAAGCTTGTATTGTTCGACAAGTTTACAGGCCAGCATATTGCCGACAGGCTCCATAATGCCGGCGTTAAAGTGGAGGACTGCAGCGGTACCCAGTTTTATAATGCGTGTTCAATTTTCAAGGACGCGATAGATAACCGGCGCGTGGTTCACGGTGACCAACCGGCTCTAAATACAGCTATGGACTCAGTAGCAGCTAAGAGCAACGATTCAGCCTGGAGAGTGGTGCGTAAAAAATCTAGCGGCTCAGTTGCAGCTGTTATTGGTATGGCGATGCTGGCTTTACATCTTGATAAGCCAATATCTCAGCCTAAGGTGTACATCTAGACACGCCGAAGGTTAAGTAAACGTTTTGCTTGTGGATAACCTACAATTCGTCCTATGGGTATATTGCAAACTTTAGGCATAGCTAAAAAAGATGTTACAGCCCAGCTAGCCCCTGCCGTTATGTCACAAGGTTACGGCGTTGGTGTTTATAGCTACGGTGGCCTTTACGCAAGCGGTAATGGTGCGCCGTTTATGGATAGATTTACGGCGCTCCAGGTACCCGCAGTAGGAAGATGCCGTAACTTAATTGCCGGCGTAATCTCAAGTATAGATTTAGAGTTATATAAAAAATCTACAGGAGTAAAGCTTGAATCTCCACTATGGCTTGACCAACCTGATATGCGCCAGCCACGTAGCGTAACTATTGCTTATACAGTTGATTCATTACTATTTTACGGCGTTGCTTATTGGCGCGTTACAAGTTTGTATGCAGATGATGGACGGCCTAGCGGTTTTGAGTGGGTAGCTAATACTCGCGTAACAGTAACAACAGATGAGACAGGCGAGGCCGTAAAGTATTACAGCGTTAACGGCGCCCGCGCTCCTATGTCGGGTATTGGTTCACTTGTTACTTTTCAGTCTTTGTTACCTGGAGTACTAGAGACAGGCGCTCGTACAATTCAAGCTGCTATAGATATTGAAAAAGCAGCAAGTGTTGCAGCTGCTACACCAATGGCTACTAGCGTAATTAAAAACAGCGGTGCAGATTTACCTGAAGCACAAGTTAGCGGCATCTTAGCTGCTTGGAAGGCCGCGAGAAGTAGCAGGTCAACGGCCTACCTCACTAGCACTCTCGATGTGCAAAATATTGGCTTTAGTCCTAAAGATATGATGTACAACGAAGCTAGCCAATATTTAGCCACACAGGTAGCGCGTTTAATGAACGTACCGGCATATTACATAAGCGCGGATATGAATAATTCAATGACTTACCAAAATATCTTAGATGGCCGTAAAGAGTTTGTAGCTTATTCATTACAGCCGTTTATTAGCGCTATTGAAAATCGCTTATCTATGGATGATATTACTGCACACGGTAACGTAGTGCGCTTTGCCCTAGATGAGACTTTCCTACGTGCCGATACTTCAGCTAGTTTAGATGCAATAGAAAAAATGCTTAATCTAGGTTTAATAGATTTACAAACTGCTCAGAGTATGGAACAACTAAGCCCAATGGGCCTTAATGGAGGGAACGGCACTAATGATATTAACGTTTAGTGGAGTAGTACAAGCTGTAGATAGTGGAGAGCGCCGCATTATCGCTGGCAAAATTGCTCCTTATGGCGAAGTCGGGAACACAAGTGCAGGCCGCGTTGTGTTTGCCCCTAATTCAATTAGCGCAGAAAATCCTAATAAAATTAAACTTTTAATGTCTCACGATAATACAAAGCCTGTAGGACGTATGAAAAGTATTAACAGTACAAGCGATGGTTTATACGCGAGCTTTAAGATTAGCTCAAGTATGCCGGGTGACACGGCAATTTTGCTAGCCCAGGAACAGTTGATGGACGGCCTATCCGTTGGTGTGGAAGTTACCGCATCAGAGCCTAAAGATAACTACCTCCTGGTCACCGCTGCTACCTTACGCGAGGTATCACTTGTAGAGAGCGCCGCATTTTCTAGCGCTGCGGTGCAAAGTATTGCAGCAGCTGTAGGCGATATGCCAGTAACGCCAGTAGAAGCAGCATCAACTAAAGTTACAACAACTAACACAGTAATAAACTCAACAACAACCGAAACCGAAACCGAAACAGAAAGCGAGGCCGCTGTGACTACAGCCCCCGAAGAAAACGCACCTGAGGCAACAGATGCCTTAGAGCAGGCTGCACCTACAGTAGAGGCAGCTCGTAAAATCATTATGCCAAGTGCATTAAACTCACAAAGAGTACGCCACGATATTACGTCTATGGGCGCGTACACAGCACGTAAAGTAAAAGCATCACTAGGCGATGAAGAATCACGCCTTTTCGTTACTGCAGCCGATGATTTCTCCTCTGCAGGTTTAGGCTTTACACCTACTCAATATCTACAGTCAATCGTATCTACACAGGGTAATTTTGGCCGTCCAGCTTTTGAGTGCGTTGACCGCCAAACCGTGCCAGCTAGCGGTATGACTATTAACCGTCCTAAGTTTACAACTTACCCAACGGTAACAGTTGAAGCTGAAGGTGGAGCAGTATCTAATACCGATGCTGTCTCAGAATATTTGACTTCAAGTATTTCCAAGTATAGTGGTATGCAAACACTAAGCATTGAGCTTTTAGAAAGGTCTGACCCTGGCTTTTATGATGCGATTACTAATGAGTTAACAAATAACTATCTCAAGGTAACCGATGCTGCAGTAATTGCAGCTCTTACAGCTGGCGGTACACAAGCTACAGCTGTAGCAGCTACATCAGCTGGCATCATTTCATACATCTCAACAGAGGCACCACTTGCTTACACAAACTCAAGCTATTTTGCTAAGAATTACCTAGCAGGAAGCTCACAATGGAGCTTGCTACTTGGGGCTACAGATTCAACTGGGCGCCCAATTTATTCAGCGGCTAACCCAATGAATAACGGCGGCAACGCTGCAACTACTAGCGCTAAGGGCAACGTTATGGGCTTAGACCTATTTGTTGACCGTAACGTTGTGTCAACAACTATTGACGAGTCAGCGTTTATTATTGCGCCTGAAGCGTTCACAGTTTTTGAGTCACCAACTGCTTATATGTCAGTTAACGTTGTATCTAATCTTCAGGTACAAATTGCTATCTACGGTTATATGGCCACTATGGTTAATATCGCCGGTGGTATCCGCCGCTTTAACCTAACATAATAAAAACCCACTAATAGTTTGGTAGGTCTCTTAGCCCTTTGAGACCTACCAAACCTAAGTAAGTAAGGAGTATAAAAATGGCCGCTACATATTGCACCGCTGCGACATTAAAGGCATCTTTGGGTGTCGGTACTCTTTATGATTCTTATACCTGGATAGAGGATACGTGCCAAGCCGCACAAGATTTAATTAACGGCTTTTTGTGGTTTGATAGTGCGCCAGTAGTAGGTACTGCGTTAGTAAATAATGTTGCTACGGTGATGGTGGCTAACCCAGGCATCTTTACTGTTGGCGAGTCCGTTACGGTTGCCGGGGCAGGTTCAACCTTTAACGGTACTTATACAATCACAGGCACGATTCCTTTTAGCACAGGTACGGCTAATCTTTTGCCTGCATTTAATATGCAACTTAATTACTGGCAATTCCCACAGGGTTACAGTTTTATCCAATATGCAAAAGTAGCGGCTGACCAAAACTTTAGGCGCGTATTGCCTTATGGCACTATGACAGGTGACGATACAAAAACCGCTACCTATGCCAACACCCCAGCTATTAACGCTGCAGCTTTAATGCTAGCTGAGAATATCTGGACTTCACGGTTTAGCACACAAAACGGCGGCACTAGCGTAGATGGATATAGCCCTAGCCCATTTAAGATGAGCAATACTTTAATGGCATCCGTGCGCGGCCTCTTGGCTCCGTATCTTTCTCCTGCAAGTATGGTTGGCTAATGACAGCGGCCATAACTACTTTACGTAGCACGGTAGCTGCAGCCCTGGCTAATGCTGGCGTGTGGAGTACTTTTGCATACCCGCCTAGCACAATCCTAGCTAATAGCGTTGTAGTTGCACCGGCTGACCCATACATAAGCCCTAGCAATAACTCTTATGCCAGCATTTCACCTATGGCCAACCTAAAGGTCATTATGACGGTGCCAATGTTTTCTAATGAAGGCAACTTACAAGGCATAGAGGACACTATTGTAGCTGTGTTTGCTAAACTAGCTGCAAGTGCAATCGTATTTAATGTTACTAGCGTATCTGCACCTAGTGTTTTAAGTGTGGCTAGTGGTGATTTATTAACTGCAGATTTACAAATATCCGTACTAACGAGCTGGAGCTAAAATGGCACTAACAGATGAAGAAAAAGCGTTTTTAATCAAAATAGGCCAAGAATTGCCTAAAGAGGTTAAAGATACAAAGCAAAAAGCAACAGAAACACCGACAACAGAAAACGAGGCATAACCAATGGCAATTTTTCTTTCTAACGGCGTAGAAGTTACGCTGAACGGCGTGGTGCTATCAGACCACGTTACTAGCGCAACTATTAACCGTAGCTTTGATGAGCTAGAGGTAACAGCTATGGGCGATACCGCACATAAGTTTGTTAAAGGTTTAGAGGCCAGCACTATTACGCTTGATTTTCTTAATGATAATGCCGCTAGCGGTGTAGGCGCGGTACGCGCTGCGTTGCAAGCTGCGTGGGGTTCTACAGTAACTCTAGTTTTAAGACAAACAAGCGCGGCTACTAGCACTACTAACCCGCTTTATAGCACTACTGTACTTGTAAACAA